TTATCTGCACGCACTTCCAGCCGCAAACCATTCTGCAAATGTCGGGGTTCGACCAGACGATGGACGGCCAAGACCCGGGAGTGACGCAACAAGCCTTGGCATTGCTGAAGTCGCAGCCTATTCGTTCGTTCCGCATCGAGGTGAACTCCGACTCGATGGTGGAACTGGATGTAGAGCAGGAGAAGCAGGCGCGGGTGGAATTTCTGGGCGCAGTAGGCGGGTTCCTCAATTCCGCATTGCCTGTCGCGCAAGCCGCGCCGGCGATGCTCCCGCTGATTGGCGAAATGCTGCGGTTTGGCGTTCGCGGCTTCCGCGTAAGCCGGGAGATTGAGGCTGCTTTCGATAACGCGATGAAGGAAGCGCAGAACGCCCCGATGGTGCCGCCCGAAATACAGCAGATGCAGATGCAGATGCAGGAGAGGGAGCAGGCGCTTGCCGAGCATGAACAGGGCCTGATGAAAACGCAGGAAGGGCTCAAGGCCGAGGCCGATAAGGTGCGGCAGGAGCAGATGGAGCTTGAGATGGGCCGCAAGGAATTCGGCATGCAGCAGGACATGGCGAAGAAGCAGGAGATGATGCAGGGCCACATGCAGAAATTCCAGGCCCAGCAACAGAAGGAGGTCGAAACCTTCAAGCAGCAGGGGCTGGAACAGGTTGGCGGGGCGATCAACGAACACATGGGCACCTTGGATAAGTTCGCGCAGCAGGTCGGGCAGGCGTTGCAGCAGATGGCGCAGACAATGGCTCAGGTGCGGGAAGATCAGGCCGGGGAGATCAAAGCTGTGGCCGAAGCGATTCAGCAGACGCAAGCCACGCTGGTGCAGTTCGCGAAGGCCAAGCGGACGCCTGTCAGGGGCGCCGATGGTCGGGTGGCTGGCGTCTCAATCGAAGGTTTTACGGACACCATGCAATGAGGAATTTCGCGGTCGCATTGTGGCGGGATCGTATTGAAGGGTTCTTTAAAAGCGCGCTTTTGTACGTGATCGTTTATTTGTTGACTGTGTATACGGCCATGTTTTTTTTCATCGCGCCGTACAAGATGCGATGCCTCATGAAGGACGGCTTATCGATGGGCGAATTCGTCTCCTGGCTCATCCAATGATCAACTGGACCCAAATCGGCGCCGGGCTGGGCCAGCTTCCGCAGCAGATGCGGACTCCAGAAGCGGTGCGCGGGCAATATCAAGCGCTAATGCCGCAGTGGCAGAAGTACACGCAGTTAGATAAGGATTTCTATCGCACTGGTGGCAATCTGGTCCAGAAATCCGCCGAGCGCTTACAAGCGGGCCGTGGTTTAGCGCCTGTGATCGGCCTTATCAACTATAACCAGTCCCAGCGCGCTTACCCCACGACGGCGGCGGCATTGGATGCCGTGCAGAAAAAGGGTGCTGATGCGTATAGCCCGGCCCAACTAGTGGCCGGACGGGATTGGAGCTTGCGCGAGCAGGCGCGTGCCAATGCGCAGGGGCCGACAGGTTTCGGCGGACTTGTGTTCAAGGCTGCGCCGGCGATCATGTCGCTCGCCGCTGGTGGCTTTGCATTGCCGTCAATGGGCAAATCCCTATTCAACCTCGCGCCGACTATCGGCCCGCAAAAGGTGATGAGTTCCGCGATGTCAAAAGCTGTAAAAGCACTGAGGGATTCGTAATGCGCTTACTGATTCTGCTCCTGTTCCCACTATGGGCCTATGGCGCGAGCACCATCATTGCCGGGACCAATTCATCGGGGAATCCGCAGGAATACACGAATACGGACGGACAATTGCCGATTACCAAGCTGGCTGGCGAATACAACACGTTCAATCAGAACAACAAGATATTCAGCACCGCAGAGGGTCCGTGGGAATGGGAGGTTATAGCGGCGAGCGACACCGACGAGCCTTGCGGCGGGACGGGGGCAGCGGGCGATTACCTCGCGGAGTTGATTATCCTGCCGGCGGTTGCTGCTGCCGGCGCTGTGTCCATCGAGGATGGGACCGGCACGAACTACCCGATTCACCCTGGCGGCGGGACAACGGCCCTGGTCTCCCTGCATCCGATTGTAGTACCGCTGGGCCTGACAAGTGTGAGCGGGGCATGGGAAATCACCACCGGGGCGAACGTGACGGTGATTTGCAAAGGTTATTTCACCGACTGATGCGCGCTCTATATTTCCTCGCCGCGCTCCTCCTGCCGCTGTCGCAGGCGGTGGCGGCTACGTATTACATCGACTCGCAGCGTGGCAGTGATGCGGCTGCCGGTACATCTGCGGCGGTTGCGTGGCAGGATTTCGAGACCAAGATCGAAGCCACCAACACCAGCGCCGGAGACGTGTTCAAGCTGGCCTGTGATTCAACTTGGACCTATAGCACGTCAACGGTCGGTTGGCCGGCTGAAAATGGCGCGGCCGGAAATCCGATCATAATTGAGCCTTACACGCCGACCGGGATTGACTGTATAGGGCAACAGCCGACGCTCTCGAAATACATCGACACGGTCGCCGGAGATTGGACCTGGGATGCCGTAAATGGAGCGTGGTACATGGCCTCGGGCACGCCGTTAGTGCACGGGACCGCCGTGTGGTACGGCGCGGATCACACGGCCGTTGCGGGTAGTCATATCAAGAAATTTGTCAGCCCGAACACAGCATTTTCCGCCGCTTATCAGTGGTCAGACAACACGAGTAACTCGCGGGTCTATGTGTGGACCCCGGGAAGCGACGATAACCCCGCCACCTATTACAGCGGTGTGCGGGTGGCAAGCGGTCCACTGATTTCGTGCTTTTCCACAGGCGCGAACGAGGAATGCAGTTACATCGAATGGCGCGGAATCAAGTTCAAGGATTGCGGCGTAGCCATTGCGTTGAATACCGCAGCCGCCGCTACGTCGCGCACTATCGGGCACACAGTCACAACGGATGTCGACGGAAACCGCAGCACGTTTGAAAACTGCGCGGCGGCTATGCACGTATACGGCGGGATCGACGGCGTGAACTTCTCCGACATGCAAATCGTTGGGGTAAAAAACTCCGACTATTCGCAAGACACTGTTATCCGTAATTTCGCCTTTGATGGATGCAACATCCAGTGGTCGGTTGGCGGTTGCGTGTATTCGCAAGGCGTGGCGGGAACGCATGCGAACAGAACGCTGGCAGAGGACGGCTCCTGCCGTGATGCGCGGCACGCGGTAAACGTCGATCAAACCTCTGACGGCTCGTGCATCTATTGGGAGCAGGGCGCCAATGGGAACATCGCTCGACGAATTGAAATATGGGATTCGCCTGTCGCGCTAATCGATAACTCAGGCGAAGCGGGTAATTCATTCGAAGCCATCGTCGGTGATTGGGACGTGCTGTTTGTAAGCACGGATGCCGGGGCGCTAACTGACGCGACAACCAGACTCAGCAATATTTCCGGGACGTGCAGATGGCATCACTATTCCGAAACCATGAATCATCTTGGCTGCATCACAATCTACGGTAGCCAGACCGGGAACACCGTAACCCTGAAAAACATCGCATTGAACGGGGTGGTCACGGGCGAGGCGACCAGGGATGTAATGTTGTCGTTGGGTGCCACTGCTCTGCCGACGATTAGTTATGCGACAAACAACATGACGGGATATCGCAAATTGGCTGCTCGGTTGACTGATGATGCAACCGTTGCAACCTATGACGCGGATACGTTAACCGCCGATCCGCAATTCGTCGGCGGCCTCAATCCAAACACCACCAATGGTTTCCGCCTCAAGGCGACGAGCCCGGCCTGTGACGCTGGCATGTGGGTCGGCTCATACGATTATTTCGACGACTCCCGCATGCAGTATCCCGTATCGATTGGTGCCATGCCCTGTAGTGTTACGCGGGGCAATGTGGCGGCCCGCGCCAATGTTGCAAGCCGAGTCAATAACGGAGCACGAACCGCCGTGGAGGCGAGATGAGACAGCGATTTATTCAAATTCCCGGCACTGGCGAACTGGTGCCGGCCGAAGAATATCGGCCCGTGAGGGAGCGATCATGCATGATCATGCCCGACATCAAGCCATATCAATCGATGCGGACTGGCGAAATGATTTCCTCGCGCTCCAAACATCGTGAGCACATCCGCCAGCACGGCTTGATCGAAGTGGGGAACGAAATAAAGGCTGCGATGACGTACACGCCGAAGAAGCTGGATCGAGAACTGCGCAAGCGGCAAATCGCCGACGCCCTGAACAACCGATGAACTACGGACTCCCCTGCAAGTCTTGCAACGGCATTGCGTTCCGAATGCGGGAGATGCCCGCTTACGGCTCCCTTCTGATAGTACGAAATGTCTATCGCTTAGACGGACGGGAGATTGCCGCTGGGAGTCCCATCCGGTGTGAGGAATGCGGCGTATTGGTGCGCGCAGATGACCTCAAAACGGACCGAATCGTAGAACTCGCATAACAGGCCCGGTTCGGGCCTTTTTCTTTTGGAGAGACCATGACTGACGAGCTGGAAACCCAGCCCGGCGGCGAAGCTTTGCCTGAAGCCCCCGAGGTTGACCGACGTTCCGCCATTGCGGCGGCCCTGGACAAGGCAGAGACCATTGAGGCGCCGGCAGAGGCGACAGACGACCGGCCTCGGGACGAGGCGGGACGGTTTGCGCCAAAGGAAGCGCCTGTAGAGGCTCAGGAGCCTTCGGAGCCGAAGCCGCAGCGCAAGTACCCCTCTAGCTGGAAACGCGAGCTCGAGCCCGTGTACCGCCGGCTGGAAGCGGACCCGGAGCTTGCGGCGGTGCTCGATGAAGTGGAGCGCCGGGAAGGCGACTTTCACAAGGGCGTCGAGCAGTACAAGAGCAAGGCGCAGTTCGCCGAGGCCATGGAGAAGGCCATCTCGCCGTACATGGCGACGATTCAGAGCATGGGCGCCTCGCCCGATTACGCGGTGCAGTCGCTGCTGGCGGCGGACCACCGATTGCGATACGGCACGCCGACCGACAAGGCCCAGGCGATGCAGCAGCTCGCACAGTTCTACGGCATCGACTTGGGGGCCGTGCCTCAACAGGCACAGACCGACCCGACCATCGATGCATTACAGCGGGAGCTGTACCAGTTGCGCCATCAGGTGCAGCAGCAGTTCCAGCAGCATGAGCAAGTCAGCGAAGCGCAAATCCTTTCGGATATCGACGCGTTCAAGGCTGATAAGCCGCACTTTGAAACGGTGCGGAAGGCGATGGCCGCCATGATTCAAGCGGGCGAAGCAGCAAACCTGCAGGAAGCCTACGACAAGGCGGTATGGGCGCATCCCGAGATTCGGACCTCGCTGATTGAACAGCAGCGGAAGGCCGACGAGGCGAAGCGCAAGGAGGAAGCACAACGAGCAGCAGCCGCCGCGAAATCCGCAGCGGTGCAAGTCCGTGGCGCTCCAACGGCGGGCGGAGGCAATCCGTCCGTTACGGACCGCAGAGCGATGGTCGAAGCGGCCTTTAGTCGCTCTCGGATTTGACCCCTGATTAGGAGCTAACGACATGGCTTTTCCTGGCTCGATATCGAGCACTGCCATCAGCGATGTGATCGCAACGACGATCGAGAATCGCAGTGGGGTGCTCGCTGACAACATCAGCAACAACAACGCCCTCCTCGCGCGGCTGAAGAAGCGCGGCAAGATCAAGACCGCCTCCGGCGGTGAAGTGATTTTGCAGGAGCTGTCCTATGAGGACAGCACGACCAACAACGCCGGGTATTACTCGGGCTATGAAACCCTGAACATCACGCCGAACTCGCCGATTTCCGCGTCCCGTTGGGACTGGAAGCAGGCGGCCGCGGCGGTGACCATTTCCGGGTTGGAAATGCTCCAGAACGCGGGCAAGGAGAAGATCATCGACTTGATCGACTCCCGCATCGAGATTGCCGAAGCGCAGATGGAGAACCTGATTGCGACCGGCATTTACTCGGACGGCACCGGGACCGGCGGCAAGCAGATCACCGGCTTGCAGGCGATCATCGCGGACGCGCCCAGCTCGGGCATTGTCGGCGGGATCAATCGCGGCACGTGGAGCTTTTGGTCGAACCTGACCTACGACGCTTCCACGGACGGCGGCACGGCGGCGACGTCGAGCAACATCCAGTCCTACATGAACCGCCTGGCTGTACAGCTTGTGCGGGGCACGGATGGCCCGGATCTCATTGTTGCTGATAACAACTACTACCGGCTATTCCTGGAATCGATGCAGGCAATCCAGCGTGTCACGTCTCCGGAGATGGCGAAGGCTGGCTTCACCTCGTTGCAATACTACGGAGCGGGACGGGCTACGGATGTAGTGCTCGATGGCGGCGTGGGCGGCAACTGCCCGGCAAATCACATGTACTTCATCAACACGAAGTACCTGTTTTTCCGGCCGCACGCCGACCGTAACTTTGTGCCGATTGGCGGGGAACGGATGGCGACCAACCAGGACGCCATTGTGAAGCTCATCGGGTGGGCCGGGAACATGACGGCTTCGGGGTGCAAGTACTTGGGCGTCTTAAAGGATTGATGTGAGGGTATTGAAATGACATTTGTTACTGACGGAGCCCTCGGCATCAACCTTGCCGAGACCACCACAGGCACCACGACTGACGGAGCAGACGCGAAGTTCCGACTGGGGCAGCGCGTCACCGCTTCGGACGGCTCGGTGTGGCTGTATGTGCAGGCCGGGGCTGCGATTACGCAGTACTACACGGTCACTATCGACGAAAACTACCAGGCCGTGCATTGCACGAAGGCGCTGGTCGATGCCGGTCATCAGATCGGCTTCGCCCAGGTGGCCTTCGCCGACAATGAGTTCGGCTGGGTGTGCGTCCACGGCCCGGGCAATATCACCATTCGGGTGGCTGCCTCGTGCGCAGCGGATGTACAGCTCTACACCACGAGTACGGCGGGTGTGCTGGATGACACCAGCGCGTCGCAGACCATCATTCGGGGTGTGGTGATTGTGGCGGCGGCCACCAACACGGCGTCGAGCCGTGAGGCGATTGCCGTGTACCCGAACGCGACTGCTACACCATAACTAACCGGGGGCGGGGAAACTCGCCCCCATCTCTTGTGCCAATAAGAATGAAACACCTGTTTTTAGCAGAATCCGATTATGCGGCCTGTGGTGCTGCTTTTGCGTTAGCGCTGCAAAGCGCTGGCGAAGAGTGTCGATATTTAGCGGCCCGCCGGCATATTTATAAATACCCCCATCAAACCCAGTTCATCGATCCGCAGAGAGCCTCGGAACAACTATCTGGCGCTGTCGCCTGGGCCGATTGGATCTGGCTCGTTCAATCGGACTTGCCGAGCGTAATGGGCGGGACGTATGGCGGAAACATTGGCTTTCATCCGCAACGTGATGCATGGAAGGGCGTATTACGCAGCAAAAAGCTGGCGCTCCTACATGGGGGAGGGCATTACCGGGACTATCGCGAATTTTATGCGGATTGCTGGGGGCCGTTCGAGCCGTTATCGATTTGCTACGAAGCGGATTTGATGGGCTCATTCGCCAACGAACATCTGGTAATTCCGCCGCTAAATCCGTTGTGGGTGCCGCAGGACGAGCGCAACTGGAATGGGTTGCGGGTTGGGCATTTCCCGTCACGGCCAACTGACAAGGGCTCTGAATGGATTATTCCGCTGTGCGAAAAATTCCCCTTCGAGTTGCGCTCGAACGTCACCAATCCGAATCATGAAGACGGGGTTGATCGGATAACGTGGGAAGGGCAGCTAGATCGCATTGCCGACTGCGATGTAGTGATTGATCAAATCAAGCCAGAGTTGAACGGCAAACCATTTGGCGAATGGGTATCGTTGGCTACCGAGACAGCGATGTGCGGAAGAATCCCAATTACGAATTCCAGGAATCCACAACCGTACGTGGATACCTACGGCCGGATGCCGGGCATTCACATTTGCAATGACGCCGAGGCGTTGAGCAAGGAGTTAGATCGACTCTGTGCGCTGCCCGAGCCAGCGCTCCGGAAAGAGCAACGAGAATGCCGGCATTGGGCCGAGCAATGCCACAGCCTGCGACCTACGGGCCGGTTGTTGTTAAGGCTGTGTCAGTAACCGTTGCCTGCGTTTTATATCAAGGCCAGGACGTACCCGCACACTCGCTCGGCATTTTTACCCCGGAATGGGTGGACCGGCTTTATCGGGGAATTAAGCGCAACACGACGCGTCCGTTCAGGTTCGTGTGTTTCGTTGACCGAGAATATGAATTCAAGGAGCCGATTGAGTCGATCCCGCTGAAATTACCTTATCGGAACATGTTCTCACTGCTGGAACCGTTCAGTGAGGATTTGGGCCAGGTACTTTTCATGGGGCTCGACACCATCATTACGGGCAACATAGATCACCTGATGGACTATCGCGGGCCGTTCGCGATGCTGAAAGACCCGTGGTTTGATCGGCCCTGCTCTGGCGTGATGATGTTTCCGCATACGCCGGAAATCTGGGATAACTTCGTCGCGAAGCACGCGCAGGCGGCGCGGGATGCGACCATGTTCGGTCTGCCGTCCGACATGATTTATCTAGCCACCGTTCCGCACGTGTTGCTGGACGACCTCGGGCTGGCAAAAGGGATTTACAGTTACAAAGCCCATATCAAGCCAGATCCGGCGCTGCTCGAAAAGTCGTGCATCGTCTACTTCCACGGCAAGGAAAAGCCGCACGAGCTGCCGGAATGTGGGTGGGTAACTGAGCATTGGGGACCGCCTGTCGCGGCTCCGGTGCGCTGGATTGAGGCGTTAAATAATGATCGACGCGTCATGCTCGATCAGTTTCGTGAAAATCTGAAGCGGCCGCTTCCCTGGTTCGAGGGCCGGCCTGCGCATACCAAGCCGCTACTGTTGGTCGGTGGCGGCCCGAGCTTGCAGGACACGCTTCCAAAACTGCGTTTTCACCATAAACGCGGTGAGATTTGGGCGCTGAACAACACGCACGACTGGCTTATTGCGCGCGGGATTATTCCCGACGTGCATGTAATGCTCGACAGCCGGCGGGAAAACGTCGAGTTCGTGCGGAATCCCAGGAAGGGCATACGTTATCTCATTTCGGCGTTTTGCCATCCCGACGTGTTTGATGCCTTGGAAGGTTACGACGTAACGCTGTGGATGTCCAACATGGACGGCACGATAGATATGGTCAAGGGCATCACGCACAAGCCCGTAATTCTGGTGGGTGGCGGCGCTTCGGTAGGCATGAAGGCGATGTTCCTGGCCCACATTGACGGCTTCAGGACATTTCATTTTTTCGGGTTCGACTCTTCCTATCGCGGGGGGGCGAACCACGCGTACCGGCAAGCCCTGAACGACCAGGAGAGCCGAGCCGAAATCGTGGCCGCCGGGCGCACGTTCAGCTGCGCGCCCTGGATGGCGAAGCAGGCGATGGAGTTTCAATCTCAGGCCCGAGAGCTTATGCGGTTGGGCTGTCGCCTTTATGTACATGGGGACGGGCTCATCCCTTGGATTATGGAGACGTGGAATGAACGACGACGACGCGAAGCTGTGGGTTAAATTCCTGAAGCGGGCGGTGCACTTGAAGGCCCGGAGCGAGAGGGAGGGTCGGCAAATATACGAAGACCGGGAGTTTATCTCGATTGTGGTTCCGGGTTCGGCGGATGAAATCGTTCGCGAGATCCGAGAGGAAGATAAAGTCCGGTTTGCCGCGCAGTGGAATCGTTACTTGCTGAACCAAGAGCAGGTAATGGACGGCACCCCCATTGATGAATGGCCAGCGCTGACAGCCTCTCAACGAGAGGAATTGAAGTATCTCAAGGTGTTCACCGTGGAGCAAATCGCGGGGCTGTCGGACGCGCAGTGTCAGAAGCTAGGCGCGGGCTATATGTCGCTGCGGGTGAAGGCTGGTGCGTTTCTCGATTTGGCGAGGGATACAGCAGCGGTCCAGCGTTATGCGGCCGAGAATGCGGAGCTGCGGGCAGAGATTGAAGCCCTCAAGGAAGCGGTCGCCGAGATGAAGAAGAAGGGCAGTAGGGCGGCATGACGCTGCTGCAGATCATCCAGCAGGCGTGCCGGGAGCTGGCATTGCCGCTCCCGAATGCCGCCGCGACGGCGACTGAGCAACAGTCCCTGCAGATGTTTGGCTTGATGAATGCGCTCGGGCAGGAATTGCTAGATCGCCACGATTTCCAGGTTTTAGTTGAAACGCACACGTTTGTCACGGATGCGACCGGCGCTGCGGCTTTGCCATCGGATTTTCATCGTCCGCTCAATGACACGCAATGGGATCGCAGCAATCGCTGGGGCTTGGTGGGGCCGATGTTGCCGGCCGGCTGGCAATGGTTGCAATCCTCGCAATTGGCGAGTGTGGGGCCGCGTGTGCGGTTCCGGATACGTGGTGATCAATTCGAGTATTACCCAGGCACGGATACCGGCAATACGTTTGCCTTCGAGTACATCAAGAACAAGTGGGTCGTGGACGACGACGGCTCGACCGAAAAAGCCGTATTCGAGAATGACAATGATACCTGCGTCTTCCGTGACCGGCTCATGGTCAATGGGCTCAAATACAAATTCCTGGCCGCCAAAGGATTTGATACGACGATTGCGGAGCGCGATTTCGAGCTGCAAATAGAGGCGCAGGCGGGCGACGGTGGGGCTCCTACGTTGTCGCTATCTGGCCCGGAGCCGTCGCATTTGATTGATTTGAGCAACGTGCCAGATAGTGGCTATGGCTAACAAGCCAACTGCCAAAACTATTTCCATTGCCGCGCCGGTTGGCGGGTGGAATGCACGTGATCCAATCGCCGCGATGGACGAATTGGACGCGCCGGTGATGGACAACATGTTCCCGTCCACGACCGATGTGCAGTTGCGTAAGGGCTATTCGGTGCATGCGACCGGCCTGCCCGACATCGTGGAAACTCTCATGGTGTATTCCACGTTCACTGGAGAAACGTTATTTGCGGCGTCGTCGGGTGCCGTTTACAACGCCACTGCGGTAACCGCAGTGGGCACGGCGGCAATCACCGGGCTGACCAACGTGCAAATTCAGTACGCGAATTTTACCGACACGACTGGCAACCAATATCTGCATTGCGTCAACGGCGCGGACGCGATGCGGGTCTACAACGGGACGGCGTGGGTCACGGTTTCGGCCTCGAGCAGTCCGGGGCTGACCGGCGTATCCGGTAGCGACATCATTAATATCGGGATTCACGTCAATCGGTTGTGGCTGGTCAAGAAAAGCACCTTATCCGCCTACTATCTACCGTCCGGTGCGGCCGGCGGGGCGGCGACAGAATTCGACTTAGGGCCGGTCTTCAAGCTCGGCGGCAAATTGATGACGATGGGCTCATGGACCATCGATGCCGGAGAGGGCATGGATGATCATGCGGTATTCATTACCGACAAAGGCGAGGTGGCGGTTTACAAGGGCATTGATCCATCGAGCGCCAGTACGTGGGTCAAGGTCGGCACCTACCGTATTGCGCCACCCATCGGTTATCGCTGCCTGGTGAAGTATGCCGGCGACCTGATTGTGATTACGACGGACGGCTTCTACCCGCTCTCTAAAGCCCTCCTGAGTGACCGCACAAATACCGCAATCGCGCTCTCTGACAAAATCCGCGACGCGGTGAAACAGGCCGCAGAGACGAGCAAAGCACAGTTCGGGTGGGAAGCGTTGTTCTATCCCGGCGCGCCGTTCCTGCTGTTCAACATTCCCTTTGCATCAGGCTCTCACCAGTACGTGATGAACACGCTTACAGGGGCATGGGGCAAGTTCACCGGCTGGGACGCGAACTGTTTCGCGCTATTCGGCAATCAACCGTATTGGGGCGGCGATACCAAGGTTTACAAGGGTTGGGATACCTATGCCGACGATGGCGCCAATATCACGGCCAATGTGTTGCAGGCGTATCAATATTTCAAAGCGCCGGGACGCGTGAAGCACTTCAAGATGGCGCGGCCGATCATACTCACCAACGGCGCGCCTGGAATATTGATGGCGATGAACGTCGATTATAACGCGCAGGAGCCAACATCGAGCATCACGTTCACCGCATCCACCGCCGGCGTATGGGATTCCGGCCTATGGGATAGCGCGACGTGGGGGGGTGACCCATCCATCAAGCGCGACTGGCAGACACTCGGGGCGGTCGGCACGGCCGGCGGGCTGCGACTCAAAACCGTGTCACGGGGCGTGCAAATCCGCTGGCAAGCGACTGATGTCGTCTTTGAGGTGGGGGGAGTGATTTAGGGCGGCATTATGATCGTCATTGGCCCCGGGGTCGTCGAATGGGTCGCGAACCGCACTCGTGATCACGGCTTCGGGGCGGCGATCGGGATTGGCTGGGAAAAGAACGGGGCTCTAATCGCTGGCGTCGTGTTCAACGAATACAACGGCGCCAATATCTGTATGCA